GCCCTGCGGATAGTGCAACGCCGCCGTGGCGTTGGCATTTTTAGGCTGCGCGTACAGGGCGGCACTTCCGGCTCCGCTGGCAAAGCCCAGGGTATTAATATCCGTGGTTGTCAGGATGGCCGAAGGTACCGTGACGGAATTCACCGCGCTGGCCTGCACCCAGTCACGCCAGGGTCCGTCCGTGCCATTCCAGGCCGCATTCAGCGCCCGCGTCCACACCATGCCGGTATTTTGCACGGTGTAACGCTGCAACACGCCGCCCGTCCAGGACGCGGGGATCACTTCCAGCACGCCCGCCGCCTGTGAACCGGCGGGATAGCCATTGGCGACCGTGGCATTCGCGCCGGTGCTCTGCACGTAAACCCCGATTTTTGCCAGATTAAACGTATTGATATTCGCGGTGCCGAGAACGGCGGACGCGACAGGCAGCGCCCCCACGTCCGCCGCCGTCAGCGTAATGTCAGCGGCCAGCGCTTTATTGTTCACCTTGCGGGTGGACGGTACGCGGGTGTTGGCATTGTCGTTGGCGGTCTTCACCGCTTTCGGCGTGGCGGCCAGCGCTTCGCTGGTACTGCTGACCGCGCTGCTGAGCTGGACAAAACCTTTTGCCGTCAGCGTACCGTCGGGGTGGTTGCGGGATTTTTCATGTGCGGCCAGCAGGTCATTCACATACGACTCGGTGGCCATAATCACCGAGTCGTCGATCAGCAGGCTGATGGCCTCGGTGTTGCTGACCGCAATCACCATACGTAAAGTTTGCGTGCGGCCGGAACCTTCCGCCAGAGTCGGCTTGTAGGTGTCAGCCATATTGCACACAGCAATCAGCGTGCCGTCGTCGGCAAACAGCCCCATTTCACGCATCCAGAAACCGCCGACGCTCGCAGAAATCACCGCCTCAGCAATCACCCAATTACCATGAGTTGGATCGGGCTTTAAGGAATTGAGCGGCGTGCGGTACACCTCTTTAACCAGTTTGGTCTGAGTGGCAACCGGCGTGGTCGCTTTACCGTTGCCGTCACCAACGGCAAGCTGCGTGATGTTGATGTCAGTCCCCGTCGCAATGGCGGCCGCAATGCGCGACTGTCCAAGCGTGGTGACAACGGATTTAAATGTGCTCATAACGTCCTCTTATGCGGGGTAAACGGTCAGCAGTTCGCCGACGTACTGCGCTGCGCCGGTGTAAACGTCGCCTTTAATATCCTGGGTGATGGTCAGGCCAATCAGATGGCGGCTTGCGGGTTTGGCATCAGCTATCAGCCTTTCCATTTCTAAATACATTTCCTCGGTGATGCCGGTTTCCAGCACGCCGATGTCCAGGCGAAACGTCCCAGGCTCGTCATTCGTCTCCCACCACTCGGTCACGTTAATCAGGTAGCCGAGCGGTTCCACCACGCGCCGGATAGCACCAATGGTTCCCTTATGGCAGTGAATGAACCAGGCCGACTGAATCACGCGGCGCTTGGTGACGACAGGCCATTTTTCATCCCAGCGGTCAACCGACAGCGCCCACGCCAGGTAAGGCAAAAACTTCGCCGGACAGGTCAGCGGATCCCAAAGCTGCCGCAGCGGCACCGGCACGTTTTCAAGCGCGGCGCAGGCCTCGGCGGCGGCAACCTCAAGAGCCGAGGAACCGACGGGCAGCAGGCGATCACTCATCGTAACCGCCCACTTTCAGGGTGTACGCGGTGCAGAATGACGCCTGCGTTTTATCCAGCTCGATGTCAGCGGCGGGGCTTTTCAGCTCCACCCGCTGCACGCCTTCAACGTGCAGCGCGGCATAAATCGCCGACAGCCGGATGTCGCGGCCTAACCGGTGCTGTGCGGTGGTGTAGGCAATCAGTTTTGCTTCGGCGGCTTCGCGAATGGGTTCGGCTTCGGGACCTGGGAACAGATACAGCACGGCGTCAATGGTGTAATTCACCACCGTAGCTGACTGGACGGTTACGCGGTCAGCCACGGGGCGCACGTTCTCGTCATTGAGCGCGGCCTGCACCACCGCCAGCAGGTCAGCGGGGGCGGTGCCGTTGCCGGTCTGTGCCAGCACGGAAATCGTTACACAGGCGGGCGACGGACTGATGACCGAAATATCCGCCACCCGCCCGTCAGCCGAGCGCCCGTGATACTCATAGGAACCGACCGGACCGGCTACGCTCAGCCCCTCAAACGCCTGCTGCGCCCGGATACGCAAATCCGCATCGCTTTCCATCACTGCCGCCACGGCGGGCACGCTGACCGTATCCGCAGGCGTGATCGTCAGGCGCTCCACGCTGAACGTGGCGGCGATATTGTCCAGGTCTGCGCCGGTGGCATAGGCCAGCATCACCGCCTGCGCCGCCTCGTTAACCCGCTGACGCAGGATCACTTCGCGGTAAGCGTTCTCCTCCAGCAGCTTCACAATCGGCTCAGACTCCAGGGTCAGCGTGCGGGCGATGGCGGCCTGCTGGTCTTCGGGGTACAAGGAGACCAGCGTGGCTTTGCGCTCCGCCAGCAGGATTTCGTAATCCAGTACCTCCACCACGTCGGGGGCGGGTAACTGGCTCAGGTCGATAGTTGCCATAATTCAGCTCACGGGTAGGGTTAAGGAAATGGCGGCGGACGTGTCTTTGCGGGTGCCGGTGAGTTCCACCACCGCTTTCCCGTCAAACGTCGTTTCAAAGGTGATGCCGGTCAGGCTGACGCGTGGCTCCCACTTGAGGATCGCGCTGTAACAGGCCGCCATGATTTGCAGGCGCAGCGCCGCATTCTGCGGGCGGTCGGTCAGTATCGATAGCAATGAACCATAGTCACGGCGCATGACACGCGAACCGACCGGCGTGCGCAGAATGTCGCTGACCGACTGCTGAATGTGCGCCAGGTCTTCGACGCTGCGCCCCGTGTCGCGAGCCAGGCCGGTATATTTTGCATTCGTCATGAAGGCACCTGCGTCTGGCCGCCGCCCGTCTGGACGCCGCCGTGTTTATGGGTATGAACAACCACGCCGTTTGACGTGAGGTTGCCGCCGGAATGGGTGAGGTTGCCGGTTAGGGTGCCGCCTTGTTTCACCTCCAGACTGCCCGTGGTGAGTTTGTTGGTGCAGACCACCTCCGGCGTATCGAGCGTGATGCGCGTTTTCGCCGTGCAGGTAATCAGCGGAGCAGTTACAACCACCTTAGCCGAGGCGTTCACCGTGGCAGACTTAATGTCGGTTGCCAGCAGCGCGCCGGTCTTCGGCTCGTACTCGATCACCGCACCGTCAGGGAAAGTGACGTGCATGGCATCGGCTGACGCCGACGGCGCAGGAAATTCATCAGAAAAAATGCCAGGCATCACAAAGGCGGTATCCAGCTCGCCGCCCAGGCAGAACAGCAAAACCTGCTCCCCGATGGACGGCGCCCACCAGGAACGGGAGCGCCCTGCGCGGGACGTCAACCAGTGCAGCCAGTCGGTGACGTTGCCGCCGGTGTTGACGCGACAGGTGGCAGTATCAAAATCCACTTCGGCAACGGTGCCAATGCGGATCAGATTGCGCAGCAGGCGCGGAATGTCGTTGTTTGGGATGGATGTATTCATGCATAAAAGAATGCCGCCCTGTCAGGCGGCATACAATTTGAGGCGGGTTGATGGCTGGTGGCACAACTTGAGGATCACTGACTGAGAAGTATTAGCTCATACTTGAGCTGACACATTTGGTAGGTAGAACATCATCAATCTGACAGTCTGGTTTGAGCGAGATATGAACGGACATGGCTCCTCACGACTAAGTATGCTTTATCACAACGGTCACTCTACAAGATAATCATCATTGATTATTGTTAGCAGGAAATTCCTGTTAATAGCTGATGTAGCTGGACACAGCTAAAGAGATGCGATCCTCACGGATGAATTAAAGCTTTTATTCACGATGCCGATAACATAATTTCTACAACAACAACTCGTGGCAAGTCCAGCATGCTATGCTATAGCATTAAAGATAAACTTTTCAAAATGTTAGCCTAGCCCTCCATCTTTTTTGGACTGTATTCTGGCGAAATGGTAATAGACTGATGTATGAACGAAGTATGGTCTGTTTGGCAAAAATTATATTTTTCTCATAATTGGTGAAAAAAATGCATACCGAAAAACGTAAAAAATTATATGAGCTTGAATTGAGTTACACAACAGCACTGAAAGCAGGTTATCCAACAGATGATATTACTTCTAAAATTCAGAATGAGTACAGTACGTTAGTAGATGATTTAAGTAATAAGATTGGTAGTTCAGTTTACTCTTTAGTAAAATTAGTACAGCCTATATATCTAACTAAAGAATTCCTCAATTTTTTGCATTCTGTCGATAGTTCATTATTACATAATGCTATTTCTGAGGAGCAATTTATCCAATCCCGTCTTGTAGTGGAAAGATTGTTAAAAGTAAATTTAGGGCAAACCCAATGGGTTCACCTAATAAAAAAGAGTAGAGAGAATGTTGAAGGTTTTTGCGTACCTAATGGAGATGTAGATCATTTTATATTCACCCAAGATGATGAGAATGGAGTTATATCTACAGATCTTTTGGTTCATGAGATGGGGCATGCTGCTGACTACACTATATCTAGATCTCTTAATAACAATGATCTACTTGTGGGGCATATTTCTTTTTCTGAAGCAGTGGCATTTTACTGTCAATATAAATATCTATCAGAATATGGAACTGAAGCACAACGAAGAGGAAGTCTTGGTGCTTTCATTTTCACATATCTGTGTATTATAACTTTAAGATATTGTTTGAAACACAATTTCTCCCTTAAAGAGTTAAAAGTTGATGTTGCAATTAATGATGATGAATTTAAAGATATAATAGAGTCCTACTATCCACGAGGTATTGATGGCAAAAAATTTATATCGAGTGTTTTAATTGAGAGAATATTACCATTTCAAGAGCTTACTAGCTTAGTTTTTTATGAAATAGCCCCTCGATTCGGAATTTTTCTTGCGATTACTTTTTTAGGTAGGGACTCAGAATACATAAAGAGATTTATCTATAAAAATACTATTAATACAGGTATCGATACCATAATCGATGAGTTGATACCCGATTACCATCAGAATGTCCTTGATTTTGAGAATAATGCCAAAGAATATATCCAGGGTGTCAAAATTGGCATCTGAGTTATCTGAAATGACTAATGCAGCTGTTCCAAACATAAAAAAACTTTAAATATTACTAATTTGTGGGATTAATTATTCAATAATAAATAAAAAAGCCTCAAAAGAGGCTTTTTTATCGATTTATCAGAGGTCACAGGGTTGAGCGAAGTGGACACCTGTCCCACCCAGTAGCAGGAAGATCAATCCGACACCATATACTTTGAATTTGACTTTCACTTTAGCGACATGTTTTTGCATTGTTACGGTCTCCTTTATGAGTAGTAGTGGATTTGGATGGTTTTTTCTTCTTACCAAGGGGATTCGAACCCCCAAGACGGCTAACTTTAGTAGTGCTATTAACGTTCACATTTATGTTTACGTTCATTGAAACACTGATGCCAGTTGACCCGTCCCGCTCACTCCTCTGACCTCTTAGCGATTATTTTTACCAAAATTTATGTTGTGAAGCAAGTTTTGCAGATTATCTTCTCAAAGAATTAACAAATCATGACGTCTGCAACGTTCACTTCTGGCACAGAGCCGCCGCCGGATTAGGTTTGGCTCGGTGCCGCCGTTGTGTCAGGTGAAGCCTGAGCTAAGAAGTATTAGCAATTCATCTTCAACAATCTTCATATCCTCCGCGTCCAGCCCTAACAATGGCCTCTCCGGATACTGCATTTCTTTTGCACGGACCGATGGACGATCCCGCAGCCCGTACTGATGCACCTTCGCCATGCGCTGCACCTGTCCGGTAAATTCCACCACCGCATCGTCAGCGGTGCCTTTGGCCTTCATATATTTAGCTGTGCGCAGTTTGGCGAACATCTCCCGCTTAATGCGGCCTTTCTTTGCCCGCAAGGGCTGCGGGCGGCGCGGTGTGAACGGCTGACCTTCCGGCGTAACCTGCTGCTTGATGCGCTGCTGCTGATGTTTACGCAGACGCTTCGCAATGGTCGCCGCCATCGCCTTCCGGCTTTGCGGTGAGAGCGCCTCAATCAGCCCGGCGAGACGGGTATCAAACGCTGATAACTCACTCATGCCACTGGCTCACTAACTCGCCGTGCAGGTACAGTTCACGCGGCCTTTCCACCGGCTCAGGCAGCGGAGGTTCCGGAAAATGCTCCACATACAGACCGGCATCAATCTGTTTGACGACCACGCGCTCGGTGAGCTGCACGTCAATCGCGATATCGTAGGAACCATCATCGAGCATATCGGCCTTAAATTTAAAGCCGGTCTGCTGCTTTTCCGGT